CTGCTCTCACCACGAGATTTTTTTGATATCGGTTAATTTTTACAGAAAAAACAAGGAATGAATATGCCAAAGCAGAAGGGCAGGAAGAGTAAATTCACAGCACCAGTAAAGGAGCGCATAATCGAAGCACTCCGAGCGGGTACTACTTATGAGATCGCTGCTCAATATGCAGGGATCTCCAGATCTACTCTCTACGAATGGATTAAGAAGGGAGAAGGCTTCGAGACCGGAGTATATCGTACTTTTTACGACAATATAAAAAAGGCAGAAGCAGAAGGAGCGGTAGTACACCTTGGGACCATCTCCCAAGCATCGAAGAAAGATTGGAAGGCTGCAGCGTGGTTACTTGAGAGAAGGCATGGATACTCCAAAGAAGGAGTAATGCGAGCAGAAGAGCAAACCAAAGAGATCGAACTCCCATCGAATATGCTCGAACTACTGAAGATGCAAGCCAAAGAACTCCGGGGATCGATGGCCAAAGCAGAATCTTCCGAATCTTGGCAAGCGTACGCAGCACTCCAGAGGCAACTCCTCCAAGTAGTACAACAGATTAGACAGATCGAAGCGGAAGAGGGTATGGGAGATGAACTCGAAGGCTTAACGGATGAGCAGTTACTAAGCGAGATTACTTCTGCTATTGTATCTCTACCTCCAATCCTTAGACAGAGGCTAGAGGGTACGATACAATCTATGCAAGATGTAATCCCTCTTAAGGTGAAAAAATGACTATATTCCATATCGTTATAATATCTGCGATGAGCGGGGCTCTTCTCACTACTGGAGCGATACTCGCGATAGAGAACCGCTCGAAGCAATGGGAGAAGATCTCTACAGATCAATCGGAAGTAATTAAGGGCCTTGCAGATCTTCAAGGAGAGATGCAGAAGGGGAAGATCGATCTACAGAAGAATCTAACCGCTCCAGATCTTATCGAGGTTCCATGCTCGGAGCAGTTTATCGATAAGAATGGAGAGGGACTCTGTAGAGAGATGTTCTGCAGATTGCAAACGAGAGAAGGAGATGGAGCTTCCCAATCGGAATGCGAAGAGATTGCGAACCTTAACAATACAATCTCCATTCTCAGCGAGTGTAAAAATATGGAAGTAGAGATCGATCAATGCATAAAAGTACTCGATACGAGAAAATAGATTGCTACTGCGAGGCTTGCGATTGCGATCCCTGCGATTGCGATGGGGTATGGGATGAATTTCGGATACTGGGTACAGATGCAATTACAAAAACACGACAAGTCCTTAACGTGGTTGGCTGGCAGGATAGGCTCGCATCCTTCTCTCTTGTGCAAGTGGAGGGCAGGCTTATCGAACCCAAAAACAGAGTACTTCTTTCTCGTATGCAAGGAGATCTCCCTTCTACGGAAGGAGCCCATCGAGCAAACGATACGAGAGGGAGCGAGCGCAATGGGGATTAAGTTCTAATGAGCATCCGGGATACTACAAAGAACCTAAGAAGGCTCCGGAATCGAGCAACGCAGAATCCACTCGCTTATTTTTGCCCTACCCCTCCGCAGGAGGCTTGGCTTCGAGATAAAAGTAAGATTAAACTACTACTCGGAGGAAACCAAGTAGGGAAAACTTACGCGCAGACCGCAGAGTTACTCTATAGATGCCTTGGAAACCATCCTTATCTCGAAACCGATCCCCCTCCGATACAGTGTTTTCTAATTACTCACTCTCACCAACAAAGCATAACGATCCAAGAGAAGCTCTATGCAATGTGTCCAAAGGATGCTCTCCATCCTTCCTGCGAGTTCGTACCCGGTAGGGGCTTCCGAGGTATCCATCCAGTAGTAAAATTCAATAACGGAAGCATGATATACGTTAAGACAGCGAACCAAGGGCTCGGGCTTGCTTCTGCGACCGTTGGCTACGTTGCAATCGATGAGCCTGTATCGCAAGAGGTATGGGGAGAACTCGCTGCTCGAGTCCTTCGAGGTGGAGCGGGTGGTACTACTGGTACAATAGGGATAACTATGACCCCGGTTGGACAGGATGTATCCTACCTTAAGCAATTGGTAGAAGAAGGGAGAGTATCTTGCCATAGGGCTCCCCTCACCGTAGAGAAAACTACTCCAAAGTACTGTAAACCGATTATCTCGCAATCCCAGATCGATTCGATCTCCCAAACCTATCTCCCCATCGATAGAGCAGCGAGACTCAATGGAGATTGGGTAGTGGGTATCCCGGAGGGTAGAGTATTCGATCAATTCTCGGAAGATATGATATCGAAGCAATCCGCTCCGATGGGTAACTATTCTTTCTGCGTAGGGGTAGACCATGGAAGCCAACCCAATGCACAGGTAGCAATCCTCGCAGCGGTAGAGATGAGCGATAGCTCCAAGCCTTGGGTATACGTATTAGATGAGTATGTATCGGGATCCGCTCCTCCAGAAGCTCACGCTCGAGCAATCTTGGAGATGCTTTCTCGAAATTCTATCGAGGCTGCTTCCTGTAGATGGACTGGGGATAATATCCATTACGGGGGCTCCGGAGGTGGGAAGATGAGTAACTCTCTCCTTATGAAGGCCTTCGAGAGAGTAATGGGCTACCCTCAAGGGAATCTCCCCTTCCGTATTAGAACGATAAAGAAGCCTCGATATAGTGTATACTATGGCAGTGCTATGATACACTCGATTATGGCAAGAAGGCAATTCTTTATCCATCCGAAATGCGAGAGGTTAATCCTATCGCTCCAACGGTGGACAATGAAGCGCAACCAATCCGCTCGATCGCGTGATGAGTGGGGCCATTCAGTCGATGCTCTTCGATATTGTATCGTACCCACCCTAGAATCTAGTAAAGCAAATATCCCCGGTAAACTTAGGATCTACTAATGCAGTATACAAATATCCCGATGAAGCCCTTCGCTCCTTCCCCAGATGAGCAGGAAAGATGGAACCACACAGCACTCCGGAAGCGGATGATTATCGGAGCATGGGAGCAAGATCTCGAGGATGAACTCTCGAGGCATCTTCCCGCAGATCGTAGAGAAGCATGGGGGCCCGCAGATCTTTCCTCGAATCCCTTCGAGCAGATTACTAGACAATTGAGCGTACTCTATCATGAGATCCCCGCAGTAACCAATCTTAACGGAGATATCTCCGATCTGACTTCGAGAGAGGGGCTAGTTACCAAGGCAGGATTATGGCAACTCATGCAGAGAGCGCAGCAGATGGTAATCGGACTCCGAGAGAGCGCGATTAGAATAGATGTTAATCCTCATGTAGAAGGGGCTCCAACCCTTGCACCGGGTATCCAGTATCGAATCGTTACTCCAGATATGCTCTACTGCGAAGCCCATCCAGACCAACCCGATATCCCAGTATACTATCAAGAGGCTAGGCTTCGAGATTACGAGGGTAAAGCGGTATGGGTTGCAGATGTGCTCGATATTCGAGATCCTAGGATGCCTATTTTCGGTATGTATATAATCGAGAAGGATGGATCTCTCGGAATGGACGTATCCGAGTATTATATGGGCCATCCTACTCACAGAGGGGAAGATTACCCCTATCGAGATGGAGAGGGTAATCCTTTCCTCCCTGTAGTGCTCTACCATGCAGAGAAAACAGGATTCCTCTGGGATAGTTATAACGCTTCTCAAATGGTCTACGGTTCTTTAACTTCTGCGGTACTTTATTCGATGTGGGTACACCTTGTTCGAGATGCTTGTTGGAGCCAAAAATACGTTGCGGGGCTATCTGTAGCGGGGCTATCTCAGATAGATCAAAATGAGATCGCTCGGAGATCTTCGATTGCTACCGATCCCTCTTCTATCCTTGTCTTTACTCAAGATCCAGATGCCCAGGGGCAACCCCTCGTAGGCTCCTTCTCGATTCCTACCGATCCCCATGCTCTACTCGAATCGATCTCCAAGTACGAGATGCGAGTAGGACTTGCTGCAGGGCTTTCTCCAAGCGAACTAAGCAGAACCAATGGAGACCCTCGAAGCGGGTATGCTCTCGCAGTATCGAAGAGTGGACAAAGAGAAGCGCAGAAAAAATTCGCTCCTATCTTCCGCTTGGGAGATGAGGAACTACTCGCTAAAACTGCGATGCTCGCTAATCGCTTTCTCGGTACAGATCTTCCAGAGGATGGATATCGAGTATCGTACCACTCAATGCCATTAACTCCGGATGAGATGCGAGCGCAGAGAGAGGATATAACTGCAAAGATGCAAGCGGGGCTAATCTCTCCAGTACAGGCCGTTATGATGATGTACGACGATATGGACGATAGAGAGGCTCGAGAGTATCTTCTGCAGATCCGTAGAGAGCGAGCGGAGTTTCTCTAATGTATTGCGATCAATGTAACCAACCCATCGAGGAGATAAAGGACTCTATCGTAGAATGGATCTCATCCGATGACTGGGCTTTAGCTATGTATATTCGGTTAGTCCATCCGGGATGCTGTTACTATGAGAAGCGGAGAGAACTACTCGAGGAGATGCAGGCCAATGACCATTGGCTACCGGTAATCGATATGGAGAGCCTTATCGAGATCGCTTGGGAGATGCCTTGGGATAACAAGAATCTAGCAGAATCGCAGTTTATTCGATATATTAACGAGAGAAACCACCAAACCAGAGGTACAGATGAAAACAATTGAGCACGAGGGCCAAACCTTCGTATTGAAAACAGAGATCGAGGCTGCTTTTAAGGAAAGAATCTCGAAACTTTCTGCGAGAGCAATCCAAGCAGAAGAGCAAGCGAAAGCACTCCAAGATAATCTCGATAATCAATCTGGAGAACTCGAAAAGATCTCCAAACTACAAGAGAAAGTAAGTACCCTCGAAGCATCTCTACAGGATGCAGAGAGTAAGTATTCTCGAGTATCGATGCTAAGCGAGCAAGGTTTTACAGATCCCGAACTTCGAGAGGCTGTAGAATGGGCTTATCAAAGATCCAAGAGCGAAGCATCTTTGGAAGATTGGATTAAAACAATCAAAGAGAACCCGGAGCAGGCTCCTCTCGTATTGAAACCCCATCTCCAAGCAAAGAAAGCTCCAGAGGCATCTCCAGAGGCATCTCCGGAAGCAGTACAGATGGAATCCGCTCCGATGGCATCTGCAGAGGTTTCTCCTTCTCTCTTGCCTCCCAAAACGAATACAGGAGCGAAGCCCGCTCCAATACAGCATGGGGATATCCTTTCTCGAGGTATCAAGGATCCAGAGTTCTACGCAGCGAACCGAGATGCCATTAAGAAGGCTTGGAAAGCCCGCAAATTCTAATAAATACAGGAGGTACAAATGGCCCTAGATCTACGAGCCGAAACCTTGGCTACTTTCGTGAAAACTTTCACAGCAAACCAGACCGCTACAGAGATTCAACTACCGAAGATCTGTAATACAGTTACCATCGGATGCGAACAGCATGAGATATATTGGAGTCATGAGGGGACCGAAGGAGTATCTCTTGGATCCGATAAGGACTGGATAACCAGTGGAGCGAAGCAACAAATCAAAGTAGGGAGAGGTAGGAATCGAATGGATACTATCTATATCGCTACTAAGAGTTCTTCCTCTGCGCTCGTTACTCTCATATTCGAGGAGACTTAAGAAGATGGCCCTATACTTTGCTCCCTCCTCTGCGAGGCCCCAAGTACACTCCTTTACCTCGAGTACTCAAGTAATGATAAATCACAATCTCGGATACAAGCCGATGGTACAGATTATCCTAAGCGATGGTACAATAGCCGCGGGAGAGGTAACCCATAGCACCTTAAACCAAGTAGTTATTACTTTCCAAATTTCACTCTCGGGAGAGATAATCTTGCGATAGTATAAGAGCGAGGCATCGAGCCTCGTAATCTTTTCTAATGGAGTATACAGAGATGCAATTTTTAGCACCTACCAATATTTTTGAGGGAGCGGTTCAATTGAACAGTGCTCCGACCGCAGATTCTCACGCAGTAACTAAAGCATACTTGGAAGCCAATGCCGTAGTAGGCATCGCTACCGATAGCGCAAATTACGCAGAACTTGTAACAGTAGATGGAGAGAAGCAATTAAAACTTAAGCCTCTTACCATTACAGACGTAGCCGTAGATACCTCCGCTACTTCTCTTTCTGCTTGGGTTACAGCAAACTATACTAATGGAGATGAGAAGCAAGAAGGAGATATTATCGTTCTTACTGCGGTATCCGGTCGCGCTCAAACCTTTATCCATAACGGAGATACACAAGGTACTACAGCAGACTTTACAGAGATCGAAGGTGCAGACGTTACAGATGCAGAGATCCGCGCTTCTTTGTCTGCTTCTGCAGGTATCAATTTTAACTCAAGTACAGGTGAGTTCACTGCAGATTCTGGAGAGATCCGAGGATTCTTTGCTGCAGGTACGGGCCTTGCTTATGATGGTGCTAACGGTACTTTCTCTTTGGATACCGATAGCGATGGCATCTCGGAAGGAAGTGTAAATTTATATTTTTCCGAAAGCCGCTCGAGAAATAGCATCTCGGTTACAGGTAATGGAATTTCTTACTCTGCTGCTACAGGTGTAATTACTCTTGCAGTCGGTACGGATGATATCACAGAGGAAACCGCGCTATTTTATACAGATGCTCGCTCTCGCGGGGCTCTTTCTTTGGAAACTGTAGCGGGCCCAGATTCCCAATTGCTTTCTTACAATAGTAGTACCGGGGTTCTTTCTCTTCCTGCTTCTGATGTGCATGGTATCTTCTTTGCAGGTCAAGGTATGTCATTTTCTAACGGAGAGTTCGCTCTCGATGCTAATACTGATGATATTACTCAATTGGCAGGTGCTACTAATAAGTTTTATGCTGATAGTTTGGTAGATGCTCATCTCTCCGGTGGTACTGGAATCAATTACAATTCTGGAGAGATCGCTCTCGATGCTAATACTGATGATATCACAGAGGAAGCCGGAGCGGTAAATAAGTTCTTTACCGATACAAGAGCCCGTAATGCTATCTCTGCAGACCCTGCAACTGGAAACCTTGCTCAATATGATAGTGCTACCGGTGAGATCTTGGTATCTCGTTCGGATTTCCGCTCTACTTTCGCTCCTCAGAACTTGGCTGCTAATACTTGGGTAACCTTGAACCATGCACTCGGAGAGAAATTGGTTCACTGCTCTGCTTATGATAGTAGCGGTAACAAGGTACAAGTGGAAGTACAGTTAACAGATGCCAATAATCTTAAGGTTCGCTCTGTAATCGCTGTTACAGCTGCCGAGATCGTTGTTAGTATCTAATCCCACCTAACACTCCCCATAAAAAAGGGGAAGGGTCGTACCTCCCCCTCCCCCCTTTCCTCTCTGCTTCTGCAGAGGGGTTTTTTTATGCTTGCAAGAGCCGATACTATGATATAAAATAAGAGCGGGTAGGGTCGCTCCCGAAACAGCAGAAGAGCCCAGATAATGAATTTTTTCCCTTTTCTTCTAATGGTGCAATAATGGCAAATGAAATTACAAATAATGGGTTAGTCGGAGATCTTCGATTGGCTCAAATGATTAGCGCAGAGATCCGCTTGCTTCTTAAGGACTCTGTAAACCTTCGTAATACTCCTTTCGTGGACTTCGTAGGCTCTATTAACGGTATGGGCTCCGATACTATCCGAGTTCGTAAGGCTTTCCTCGATGGTGAAGATGGATTCTCCGAGTTCACCGGTGCAACCGAAGATGGTGCAGTAGGTAATAAGGCTCTCGTAGATGGACACGTAGATGTAGTATGCAAGAGAAATTCTTTAGCGTACGCTATCAGCGATCTCGCTTCGATGACTGGAATGGGCAGCGATATCGATCCTTTCCGCATCGCAGAGCATATCTCTAAATCTTATGATGCTTTGTTCGCTAAATTGACTGCAGCGGTATTTGGTGGTTTTACTGCTCAAGTCGGTAGTGCTTCAGCATTAACTGTAGATGTATGGGTAGATGCTATCCAAGCCTTGGAAGCAGCCGCTTCTAATAAAGGTGCTCCGGGCCCTTACGTGTGTGTATTGCATCCTGCACAGTTCGCAGAATTGCAAGACTCAATCCGTAACGAGGCTAATACTGCGGTATCTTATTCTCCTGCTTCTTTCGAGGCTATCTCTGCTAAGGGCTCTCACTATAAAGGCTCTTATATGGGTGTAGAGATCTATACTAGTTCTTACGTAACTGATAATGGATCAAACTACGCTGCTGCTATGTTTGCTGCCGGTGCTATCGGTTATGCTACTGGTATGCCTGCTTCTCTTCCGGGTGCTGTTGAGGCTATGGAGATGGGAGAAGTTATGGTAGAGATGGATCGCGATGCTACCAAGGCTCTTACTAAGGTTGTAGGACATGCTTATCTGGGTATCGCTATCATCGATGACGATCGCGGGGTAGAGATCGCTACTTTGGTATAATATATTCTCCTGTTTGGATGGGGAGGGCTTCCTTCCCATCCTTTTAATCTTAAATTGAGGTACAAAAATTATGAGTTTTACTCCGCAGCCTTGGGCTCCCATACAAACTACACAAGAGCAACTACTTCCAGAGAGAGCGAACCATCCTTTCTTCTACAAGTGGCATCCGAGTAATTGGACCTTCCATTACTTCGATAAGGAAGTTACCAAGGGCAAGAGCACAAAGATCGAGCGCGTAGGATACTTCCTTCCTACTATCCGCTTGGAGCGTATTATTCCCGGTGTCAATGGAGTACACCAGATTAACGGAGAGCAAGGCAATCCGGGCTCTCGTATCGGTAAGTTACAGCAAGAAGGATGGGTATACCTCGATCCTGCTAAGTATCAATATGTACACCAGTACCGAGTACGTAATGGGAGATACCATTGTCCTAAGTGGCAATCGGTTCGAGTAGTGGGGAATCGAGTTATTAAAAGCTTCGATCGCGATGCCTTCCTTAAGTGGAGTGCATCTCTAATCGTAGATGGTACTCTGCAGCCTATCGAGCCTCATTTTTGGGAACTCGAAAGCCTTAAGAGTAACAAGGTAATCGGAAGATTACAGAATACCCAGCATATTCCAGAAGTGAAGCAGCAACTCGAAGAGAAGTACAAGATACGAGAGGATATGCTATCCTTTATCGAATCCTTCAATCAGAAGGGAATCGAAATATACAAAGAGATTATCTAATGGCAACGAATACCCCATATGCTCCGCAGATAAAGATTCCGGAACTCCTCGAGCGAGGGAAGAGTAATACCTCTACCCTCCCAATCTATCGAGATGGGGTACTCGTAGTACCTACAGAGGTTCGATACACTCTGTATAAACCTAATCAAGAGAAGTTAATCGATAATGCCTCCGCTAGCTTTCCCGGTAATATCCCTACTTATGTGCATACTGCAGCGATCTTGGATTCTAGCCTTACTCTCGGAGAAGGGTACTTGCAGGAGTGGAAGATTACAATTGTAGGAGAGGTCTTTACTTTCCGCAGAATGGCAGCGCTCGTACTCCGTAGGCTCTATCCTGTAGTATCGGATGGAGATCTTACTGCTACTTACTCTCAACTCGCAGATCTAAGACCATCTAATCTTACTTCGTACCAAACCTATATAGACGAGGCTTGGTATACGATGATCCAACGGATGAGAACCGAAGGAGGAGGGCTAGAGTATCTTGTGATGAGTGCAGAGGCTTTCCGGGGAGCCCATCAGAATCTCGCGCTCTATTATATCTTCCGAGATTTCCATTCGAGTCTTGGACAAAGTAACGGAAGATACCTCGATCTTGCTAACGAGCATTACGGGCAATACAAAGATGAATGGAAGCGGATTAACTTCGTATATGACCATAACCACGATGGACAGAGCGCGAACCCAGAGGATCGCATCGCTAAGCAGCCTGTAATCTATCTGAATGGGCAAGGTCGCTTCTCTCGTAGGATGAGGAGGAGATAATGGCCCAATCTCTCTCGAGCATCCGCAGAGCAATAGCATCGAAGATCGAAGAGATCTCCGGTTTCAAGGAATCGAAGCATACTCCAGATTATTTCGGTAGAACAGAGAACACAGTAGCCCATCGAGCCTTCTCTATCTCGGTATCCTCTTCTACTGCAATGGAAGAGAGGCAACGCAGAGCGGTAGGGGTGTATATCTCTACTCCAATGCAAGTTCTTTTCTCGTATCGCTTAAGACCGTTGGATATCTATCCTACGGATTACGATGCGAGCCTCGATGCAGAGGAGAGCGTTATTAACAAGGTGCTCGAGGCTTATGCTACGGATAATCAGTTTACTATCCGATACACTGGAAGCGAGCGCAACGTTACAGACTCTCAAGAATATATACTTATCTCTCTCTCGTTCAATATCTTGCACACTATCTAACGCAATCGTATAGAATAGTAATCAATCCCCGGAGGCCAGCATGGCATATTCAACAATCCCAAAAACAAAGCGCGATGGAGTTATTACTCTTCTCGATGGTACTGGAACCCCAGTAGAGCTCGAAGTAGCCTACGAGGATGGAAACTTTACCTTTTCAGATCCCCAGCAATTCTCGGAACTTGTAGTAATGGATCGCGGTAACTTTGCTGCAGTTCGCAAGCAAGATGAGCAAGCAAAAACGGGCTCTTTCTCTTTCCACTTCAGACAGTTTACAGACGCTGCAGAAGCGGGCTCGGTTCGAGACTTCATTAACCAAGTAGGTAATTACTCTGGTAATGTTTCTACAGGTCTTACAGGTACTCCATATATCGAGCACTACACTATCGATATCAAGTACTTAGCAGATAGCCCGGATGCCTTAGAAGCAGACCATACGGTTACATTGAGTAAGTGTATATGCTCTTTGGACTTCTCAGAAGGAGATCCCTCGAGTTTCACTCTTAACTTTACTTGCTACGGTGGTCTTACTGTAGCGTAATAGCAAATAGGAGGTACTATGCTATTAAATCTTGGAAAACTTGGAAAGCATGAGGGGAAGATTCCTTCCTCTATTGCTACTTGCTTAGATTTCGTATCGATCTGGGGCTCCGAACCCAATCGAGCACAATTGGGAAGGCTTTGCGCAGCGGCTATCGCGGTATCGGTAGACCATGCAAGAATCCTTCCTGCTTATCCTGTATCGAGTGGAGATCCGATTGCTTTCGGGTATAAGATTCTCGATCGGTTGCTCGATAATGGGGTTACTCCTGCTCAAGTCTACGAGATGGGCTCTGCTCAACTTATCGAGATGATGCGAGTAATCCCTTCCGAAGATAAGGTGGAAGATCGAGCAAATTTTACGCAAGCGGGAGAGGAGGGCTAGATCTCCTTGCTATGAGGATCGCTCTCCGATGGGGGAAGGATCCTCTATGGTATTATACTCTCCCAGAAGATCTCCAAGTATCTCTCCTTGCCGAGTATAGGCTCTCGAATGAAGATTCGAAAGCGATACAGGCTAGGCAAGAGCGCATAAAAAGGGCTAGAATGGAGGAGATGTTGAGGAGAAGATGAGTACAAAAATTACTACAGGTAGAGCCGGAGTAACGATCGATACAGATCTCCAAGAATTCTATACAGGCTTCTTGGATAAGGTCGCTCCCAATGCTCGAAAGATTCTCGAAGATACGATGCAAACCATCGAGAAAGATGCTCGCAGAGATTGGCCCGTACGGAAGCCCCAGATCCGAAGAGATAGCGAGGGCAATGTAGTATTTTTTAAGAAAACCTCTAAGGGCTCTTGGAAACTATTCGAGCGGGGCTTTCGGATTCTAGGTGATGGAAGCTTCGAGGCTTATCTCAGTAATCGCGCTCCCTACTCATGGGCTATAAAGTTCGGAGTAGATTCCGAGAATAACCGGGGCCAAGATATTATCCAACCTCAAGGAAAGCGGGTTGCTAATGAACTCATGGTAAAACCACAGAAGAAAGCCTCGAATAAAGTAGTAAAGGCTCTCGCTGATGACTTGATGCGGAGATTATAATGGCAGAAGAAAAAAGATCGATATCGATCTCGTATAAGGCAGATCTTAAGGATCTAATCTCGAAACTTAAGCAGATGCCTAACGTAACGGAAGCGGAAGCTAAGAAGATGGTATCCGCTCTGGATAGGCAACTTAAGCAAGCCGAGAAGGCAGCCAAGAAGAGCGCAGAAGCATCCAAGAAAGCAGCGAAGCAGGCTAGCCAAGCAGCGAGAAGGGGAGCGCAAGATTTCGATGCGATGGGAGATGCTGCGAGAAGAGCAGAAGAGAGGCTCGAGCGAGTAGCAGAATCCTCTGGAGATATCGATAGAGGTTTCTCTTCCGTAGGGCTTGCTCTCCGGGGTGTTAATCCTCAACTCGCAGAGGCTGCAGATGGGCTCGCGGATACTTTCGCAGTAGTGGAAGGTCTTACTATGTCCTTCTCTGCTCTCAATCCCTTAGTAATCGCGGGGGCTGCAGCGGTAGGGGCTCTTACTCTTGGGTATATGTCACACTTAGCAGAGCTCGAGAGAGTACGAGAAGAGACTCTCGCTCTCCGAGATGCGCAGAGGGCTCTCTCCGATTCTCAATTGGAGCAAGAGAATAACCTAATCGATGCTGCATCGAAACTTCGAGATCAAAGATTGGAGTATCAACTTCTTACGGGCCAGATCACAGAGTACGAGTTTAATCTCCAGAAAGCAGGAGAGGCTGCTAACGAATCTTTCCGGGGTAATATCGAATCGATCTCCAGTACCATCTCCGAGAATGAATTGCTATTGGCTACTATTCGATCTCTCAAGGATTCTTATATTGATTCGAGTAACGCTGCTGTAGTGCTCTCGGATGGAGAGAAGGAGAGATTACGGACTCTTCAACTCCAAACCAACGCAGTCAAGAACAATGTAGATCTAACAAAGAATGGACTCCGAGAAGCAGCCGAGCTCGGGAAACTTGAGAAAGCCCTACTCTCGCAGATAGCAAACCAGAACCAACAAAGAGAAGCGATCGAGGCAATGCAAGCGGAAGCAGTAGATCGCGCTCAAGAGATGGTAATGCTCGAGAAAGAGCTCGCAGATGCTACAGAAGATGCCGCTACTCAATCCGAGCGCAGACAAGTAGCAACAGAGAAAACAGTATCCGCAGAAGAGGAACTCGCTCGGGCTATCGAGGAGGCGCTCGCTCTTTCTGATGATGTTATTAAGGGCAAGAAGTTACAGGAGCAGATGGATAGAGCGGTCGCAGAGGCTTTCCTCGATGATGAGGGTAAGAAGCGATTAGCACAGCAAGCAAGGCTCGAGGAGGAGATCGCTGCTCTGGAGATGCTCGGTATCGCTACTGGGAGAGAAGCAGAGGCCTCGATGGCAATCGAGGCTCTAAGGCATGAGAAGAAGATAGAGAACCTACAAGAAGAAGAAGATAAGGTAATAGGCATCTCTAAGCAGCAATTTGAGAACGCTCAAGCAATGTTAGGTTCTTTCGGAGATCTTACCAATAGCCTCCAAGAGTTAAACGAGCTCAAGATGGCATCTAATGAGATCGATGTAGAAGCATCTCAGAAGAAAGCAGAGAGCCTAGAGAAACTATCCAAGGAAGAGCGCAAGCAGATGGAGAGAAGAGCCCATATGTCAATTGCTCTTTTTAATATGTCGAAGGCAGCGAGCATCGCAGAGGTAGCGATGAATACTGCGGAAGCAATTACCAAGGCTCTAACCTATGGCCCTGTACTGGGTCCTATTATGGCAGGTATCGCAACCGCAGCCGGAGCCGCGCAAGCGGGAGTAGTCGCAGCGCAACCCGCTCCGCAGATGCAATTCCATATGGGGGGTATGGCCGCGGATGAGATGCAAGCAAGAGTATTGCGGGGAGAGGCTATACTGGATAGGGCTACTGTAAGAAGGATTGGAGGAGATCAAGGGGTACGGAATCTCCAACAGGGGGGAGAGGCTCGCTCGAATACCGTAGTAATCCAACCGTACAAGCACTTTGGAAGGTTCGCTAAGGATCTTGGAATCTCTCAACCTAGAAGAATAGGCATTAAAGGATATTGATATGGCAAATATTACTCCCGATTACTTGAGGGGCTTTCTTATCCCTTCCATCTCCATCTCGAAGGATAATCTCTGGGATGCTCAATCATCATATACCCAAGGCAATGCGAGAGCAGGGATTCCAGAAGCGCAGAGCGCAGGAGTTAATCTTACTCTCTCTTCGATTGGCTCTCAAGGTGAAGAGATCAAAGTAGAAACCATCCAGGGGGGATTACCCGGAGAGGCTCTTTTTAAGTGGAGCGGAGAGGATTCCGTAGAACTTGGAAGAGATGCAGCCCATATCCTAACAGAAGCAGGATTCTGGAAGTACTCTGCGAGCCCATCCTCTGCTCGGTATCTCCATTCCGATTGCGTATCGAGCCTCGATGGTACTATGTGGGTAGTATCGGAGCGAGATAACCTTACGAATATCAATACCATAGAGGTAAGTAGACAAGAGAAGAGCGGAGCTATTACGAGCCTTAATACTTTCATATCTCTTCCGGGTACTTTCTCGAGCGATGGGCTTCCATGTATTACTCGATTACAGGATGGGAGCCTCTTGGTAGCCTATTTCCAGTATACCGTACAGGATGAGATCAATATTAAGGTGCATCGAAGCATCGATAATGGGGATACTTGGCAGGAGATCGCTCCAAGAGGGCTCGCAGAGAGCATCGATAGCACTACCTACGAGCCTAAGAAAATGAAGATGGTATCAATCGATAATACTGTATCTCTGTTTATTGAACTTGAGACCTCGAACCGCAATCGATTAGCGCAGTACGTATCGAGAGATGGGGGTACTACTTTCTTACTTGTAAATCGAATCTCTAGCAGTACAGAGAGTTATTTTCACGAGCCTAGCCCGGTATCGCTTCCAGATGGTACAATAGGATTAGCCTATATCTCGGATAGCACAGAGTTAAACTTTACTAAGATTCCCAATCCCGGTATACGTTTATCGAGTAGCGAATGGACTGCAGCGAACGAGAGAACCATCTCTCTCGGTACTACTTTCTCGAGTATTACTTCTAACGTAATGAGCGGGGGAGAGGTCGCAGCGTGGTTCCAAGATGGTATAATCTGGGTAGTCGCTCAAGAGTACGGAAGGGGAAGGCTAATTGCTTTCTATTCTGATAATATGGGAACCTCTTGGAGATATGCCTCCGGTGGTACTTCTACGGTATCGAATGGATATATCCTAGACTACGAGAGCAATGCTAACCGAGTAACCGGGCTCTCTGCGTGTACTCATGAGGGGAGAACAAAGATTCTAGCCCACAATACAAATAGCATATGGTATCTCGCTCTCGGAGGATACTCCTCCTTCTCTTTCCCTCCCAGAGTGGATAGCCCTTCGAGATATGAGTATCTTGTATGGGAGAGCACCTATATTCCTGTAATGCTTCCCGCGGTCTCCAGTCAGTATACAACCATTGGAGCAGGTACCCAAGCCCTCGATGGGGAAGGGCTTAAGATCGAGACCTCTGGGAATGCTCGATACTATCGCTATGCTCATAGTGGAGGCTATTTCGATGAGGGCCAAGTAGTTCGCATAAGGCTCCAAGTAGATCAAAATACGAGCGGAGTAACCGCAGATTATATCTATCTTGAGATTGAGCAAGACGATACCGTAAATTCTCTATCTCTTAAACTTCGATTCTCTCCGAGTACTATACAGGTACGAGATAAGAATGGAACGCTTGCTACCATCTCTCACGATATGACAGAAAGCACAGAGATAGTAATCGCGATTACGGATACAGATGCAAAGATATGGTATCGAACCGCAGATGGAGCGCAGGCTAAGAAGTGGAATCTCGAATCCATTACAGGTATTGCGAAGGGTGGGACCGGAGCGGGGAATAATATCGAATGGGGGCATAAAAGCTTCTCGGGAGTCCTAACTTATCGCTCGCATTGGCAAGAAGTAAGTATCTCCTCTGGAGAGCAAGCGGGCCAATTTAGATTCGATCTCCGGGGTGCTACATATCCTCCGCTTGGAGAGTATCAATATATCGATGGTGGGCTCGCGATTACCTCTAAGGATGCACCTGCTCGAGGAGAGGATGAGTATAAGATTAGCCCTCGATTCGATTATGGCATTGAGAATATCTTCCATGGCATCTCTCTTTCTCCTCGCGTGGTCTGGAGATCGAAAGCGGATACCGCTCTGCAGAGAATCCCTCTCTTTATCGATCCCGTAGTAGCCTCTACAGATAAGAGCATGGGACTATCGGATATGCTCGGAGTCCATCTTTCCAATATAAATTTTAGAGAGTTTATACTCGAATCTTGGAGCGGATCTTCATGGGTTACTCTCGCTTCTGTAGATACGAGCGAGGGCTTCCAAGGCAAGTATCTTAAGAAGGGTAATACCCTTATCTCAAACGATAGTACAAAGCAGTTTTTACTCCAATATGGGGAGGCCATCGGATGGAGAGCCGAACTTTCTAACGGAGATGATACTACTGTAATTGTTAAAATCAGAATGAATAGCGAGGGAATCTGGAGCACAGATAGCACAGTAAAGCAGGCTATCCTCCAATACGATACAGACCTTACAGATCCGAGCACTATCCCCGCGAGCGGTAATATAAAACTTATCCCGGATAGCATTACCTTCCTTAAAAATAGGCTCGATGGAGTAAACCTTGGGCAGTATGCTCTCTCGATAAATATCCCAATCCAAGCAACTCTCGAAGGGTACTTCCAGATTGGATCGTTACTAATGGGATCGGTAGCTTTCCCCGCTCCGCAGTACCAACGCGGTAGAACGATTACCTATACACCCAATATCCAATCCCAATCGAGCCTCGATGGTATGTTCTTTTCTCGAAAGATGAGCGCAGGCCGTAGAACTGCTTCTATCGCTTGGACAGAGCCTATCGATACTACTCGATTATATGATCTCAATCCGGATTATTGGCAAGTATCCAGTACTGCAGGAGCGCAACCGGTAGCGAACTATGGAGATCCTTATCTAATGAATGGAATCTTTCGATACTTGAGCAATCGAGAGCCCTTGGTATACCTCCCCTCGATTCCAAAGAATCCTACCAATAACCAAGTACTCTTGAACCATCGAGAAGAGCATATGCTCGCTCGAACTACTGGAGAGGTATCCGTAGAGAGTGTAATTGGAGAAGAGCGGGTGGATGAAATGTTTAGAGTAGCTACTGTAAACCTCGAGGAGATCGAGTAATGGATACCATTAAGAGAAGCGATATCGAGAGTGGAGAGGTATGCTTTCTGCTCGATATCTATTATTTCGGAGCGATATACCGTTTTTCTACAGTACCCATAGAGATCGAGGATATTGCAGAGAATACCTCGATCCCTTACCGGGGTGCTCTTTCCGATCCTCCTGTAAATTTACAGAGCGATCTCCTCGGAGTAGACCTCGAAGCCAATACCATCTCGCTCGAACTTGTATTCGAGGAGATAGATTGGGTATCCGAGTTTCTCAAGGGTAGAACCATTAATGATGCTCTATGCGATCTCTCAATGGTGATTATAAAGGATGGAAAAACCTCCTTTACTCAGCAAGATAGGATCGGTATCTTTTCTGGAAGGGCTCTCGATGCCATCTTTGGTAACCCAGATGCACCCAAGGGAGCAGTAGCCTTCTCTATCGAGAACTCGATCAATATTCGAGATAGAAAACTCCTCGGAGAAGAGCATATAATAATCGATGATAACTACCCAATCGGGATTATAGAGAAGAGTAGGGGGAAGGTGGTTCCTTTCGTATTCGGTAGTCCTTTTAGTGCTCCAATCGAGAGTAGTGGGAGCATCACCCTCGAGGAAGATCTTCGAGTTACTCCATGCTACCAAGCAGGAGGTACTCCTACCCTAAAAACTCAATACTTCCAAGTAGCATATCATTCGGTAGTAATTGAGCAGGTCTCGAATATAAAGATCTACGATGGCCAAGGGGGATCCTTTACCAACCCCGTAGAGATTGCAGTGGATTCGAGGGGCTTTCTCCATGCATATGTACCCTATTATCTTAATGTAGGAGCTCCAGAGGGGATAAATATACAGGAGGATAACTTCCAAGCCTCGAGCCCAGAGATAGCCTTCCAGTATTATGCTCAATGGAGCGGAAGCGATGGGGGGATTCCATCGATTAACGGAGATGGCCCATTAGAGAGCGCAGTAGATATCTCGCTCTATGCTCTGGAGAGATCGGAGTTATTATTCGATTATTCCTCATGGCAAGGGCTCGCTCCAGTACTCAATCGATACAAGTTCGGAGGCTATGTAAACGATCTCGATCTTACTGCTTACGAATGGGTAAAGCAAAATATATGGGATCTCCTTCCAATAATGGTAACTACCGGGGGAAGGGGTATTAAGGCATCTCTTAATCTGTATACCTACTCTCAAGAGATTATCCCCTCTCACTATCTAATAGAGAGCGGAGAAATCGAGATTATCTCTCCCCTTACCCCTCTCGAGGGGGATATTATCAATCGGATTGTATTGCGCTTCGCTTATGCAGGCAATGCAGGAGCCTTTCGCTCTCAAGTAGTAATCGATCCCCGGTTAACAGAAGATGAGCCTCTAAAATTTCGAGATCCTCTTGCTTACATATCCTATACTCGGTATGGATTGCGAGAGAAGGTAATCGAGGCTCCTTTCGTATACGATCTCCAGACTGCTATCCGCATTGCTCGAGATAAGATTCGAGCCCATGCTCTGGGTAACTACGCTATCGAGATCTCTGCTTCCCCTCGGTATGGGTATCTCGATCTTGGAGATATCGTAGCAATCACTTCCGAGAGAGTCGGATTAACCGAGCATAAATGCCAGATTGTATCTAAATCTTGGAATAACAACCGGTGGAGATACGTGCTGCATATCGAGGATAACCCTCTCGTAACGATCCGCTCTTAATCTTTCCCATCTTTCTAGTAATTTCAAGGTAAGATAGCATTATGATAGTATTTATAGATAGACAGCATGCAGGTAAACCAGACAAGCCCGAAGATCGAGGGGCTACTGTAATGCCCTCTCCTGCTTTCGGTAACGGTATGGAGGCAATCTATACCGGGTATCTATCTCTGATGATAGAAGAGAGGCTCCTCGAGAATGGAGCGAAAGTAATTCCGATTGCAGATGGAAAGTACTCGGATAGGCATAAGCGAGTAAACGAATACTCGAAGAGATTCCAAGGGGAGAAGCAAGTTTATCTCGCGCTCCATCTCAATTGCGGAGGTGGGGATTACGCTTCTTTCTTCCATATGGGGAGCGAAGCAGGTGCTAATCTTTCTGCTAAAATTTGCGATGAGATGCGAGATGCTTCTCTTCCGGGGTTGGTACGTTGCTTACCTAAGAGAGCATCTGCAGAGGATTGGACTAAGAACGCGTGGTACACGATACGAGGAATCCAAGCACCGATAGCGATATGCTGCGAGCCTCTTTTCATGGATACCCATCTAGATCTACTTACCCTTGAGCACTTAAAAACGATTGCAGATGCCATCGCTACAGGTGTAACGAGATGGAGCCTGTAATGGAAGAGAATCTTATCCACTTGATGCTAAACGGAGGGGCTAATATCGCTTTCGGGCTCTTTCTGTATATGCAGAATAAAGAACTCAAAGATCGCGCAGATGCTAGAGAAGAGAAGCAGGATAAGAGAGAGCAGGATCTCCGAGATCGATACGATAAGGTTATTTCCGAGATGCAGCAAAGAGAAGATACGATGCGGAAGGAACTAGTATCGGAGATAAACGATCTCGATAAAAAGGTAACGATGCTAGAAACAAAGATAGAGCATATCGTAAAGATTATCGATGAGATAAAGGCTCGTTTTGTAGCGGTAAGATAATCCGCTCGATCTCCTTATCTTGGAACAGATCCCAAGATGCTCTCTTAAATATCGTGAGATCTTTCGGGCCTGTATTCTCTACAGTAAACTCGCTCAAGAATGGAACGAGGCCATCTATCGCAGAGTAGAGCCTATGGGTATCGATTATCGCTATCCATAGTTTACCGGAGTATAGGAATCCTTCCATCGTTAAATCGGATATCTCCCCTCCGTTATGTATTGCATGAAGTCTCGAATCGATCTCCAGAGGCATCTCCGGGTACTTGGTTCTCTTCCATCTAAGAGCGAAGTGCTGCGCAGGTCTACTCTTCCATAGTCGAGCGGATACGGTTAACTCCTTCCCATTCTCGGTATAGGTATAATCGATTCCAGCCTTCATATCTCTATCGGTTCCAATCTCGGTTCTCCATTCACCGGGGAAGCGGTCGCGCAAAGTAGGAACCACCCAATCGAACCAGAGCAGATCGGATTCTCTCAATCTATCTTGTGTATTCATGCCGTAGCCTCCGAGACTGTAGCAGTATAACACAAAAATATATCAAAAAATCGCTATTTTCTTGACATTGCAATAGTTTTCTATGATATAGATATCTATATCCAATAGTGGATATATTAACAGAGGTACAAATAATGGACAAAATGAAATATGAACTCTTAAGCACAGTAGTAGCCCTCGGATGCTTTCTTGCTATCCCTGCAGCTCTTTCTCTTCTTTGCTATGTGATGGGGGTATAAGATGAACCGCAACCGAAGAAACTATATCAAAGAGAACGGAAGAACAGCACTCCGAAAGATGAGCAATAAGCGAACCCCTCCCCAGCCTATCAAACTCGAGGATAATGCCTCTCTTGTACGAGTGCAGAAGATTGGATCTCTCTGTAAACTCTGGAGTCCTGTTTACTGTACTTGGGTATGGGAAGCAACTGTAGAGATCAATGGATTAGTACTGCGCTTCGAATCTTGCGAAGAGACCTCCGAGAAGGCTATTCGATGGGCTCGCGAGAAGTACTGCGCTATTAAGAATCCTCGCTTCGCTAGACTGCTCCAAGGCCATATCTCCCGCAGCGATTACTCCTTGGGAGATATTGCAGACCATATCGGTATTACTGCCAATGGGATCTCTAAGTGGATTGCAGGGGATACCCATCCTACAGTACCGATGCTCGTTAGATTGTGTAAGATGCTATTCAAGGATACTTGGGAAAAAGAGTACCTAACCCTCTCGAAGATCGTAGAGATGGAGCGAATCTAATGTGGAAACTAGCATATCAATCGATTATCCAAGGGCCTCCCGTAGCAATGGGGAGGCCTCGCTTTACTAAGACCGGAAGAGCCTATACCGCTCAAACCAGTAGAACCTATAAGGATGAAGCAGTTAAGGCCCTCAAGGATGGAACCGGGGAAGATTGGACTCCCCTCGATGGAATCTTTAAGATTAAGATCGCTTTCGTGCATCCTCGTACAAAAAGATTGATTCTTAAGAAGGGTGCTCTCCCTCATGGTAGAATCTGGAGACCTAAGAAGCCCGATCTCGATAATCTGATTAAGATGGTGCTCGATTGCATTACCCAGAGCGAAATATGGATCGATGATAATCGAGTAGTATCTCTTACTGCGGAGGATTACTACTGCGGAGAGGATGAAGAAACCCATACTCTCTTCTCTATCTACCAATGGAGGGAAGATGCGTAAGGATCCAATTATAAATCTCTCTCTCGGATGCTCTCTGCAGGCTATGCGAGAGATGCAGGATAACCAGTACGATCTCGCAATAGTAGATCCTCCGTATGGAATCGAAACTGCATCCGCTTTCCAAGGCTCCGGAAAACTTAAGAATAGAGCCCTCAATCAAGATAAGAAGATTCAAAGATGGGATACCGCTCCTTCTGCAGAGTACTTCGAGCATCTATTCCGAGTAAGTAAAGAGCAAATTATATGGGGTGGAAACTACTTCGATCTACCTCCTACTCGCTGTGTAATCGCTTGGGACAAGGTGCAGCCTTGGGAGAACTTCTCTGCATGGGAGATGGGATGGACTTCCTATAATAAGCCCGCTCCTCTATTCAAGTTCGATAACCGTAGAGCAGGTAAGATCCATCCTACGCAGAAGCCCATCGCGCTCTATAAATGGTGCTTGGAGAAGTTCGCTAAGAAAGGAGATCGGATACTGGATACCCATCTTGGGAGCGGTTCCATCGCTTGCGCTTGCTACGATATGGGATTCGATCTCGATGCGTGGGAGATCGATGCGTACTACTTCGAGAAAACTTCGAACCGCTTCCAAGAGTACTCGAAGCAGAGCAAACTATTCTAGGAGGGGAGATGCAGAAAAAATTCAAGATTAGCACCTTCCAATCGAAGTTCGATCGAACCCCGGAGCCTGCAGAGGTGGATCTGCGTACTCTCGCTCGCGCTCTTATGATGCCCTCGAAGCCTTACCCAGTACGGATAAAGGATGCTCTCCCACTATGGAGCCCTACTTCCTTCGCGGGTACTCGCTCTGGAGCCAATGCTATCGAGATCTCCTGCCTAGTCTATGATCTCGATGATGGTACGGACTGGGGCCATAGATTCTCTTTCTCAAACTACCACTACATAGCCCATACATCCTTCTCTCACTCTGCAGAGGTGCATAAGTGGAGAATCGTACTACCGCTCGAAGAGCCTGTACCTGCTACGGATTGGAAGCGAGCAGCGCAAGCAGCGAAGGAGTTATGGGATAGAACAGTAGGAGAGGGAGAACCGGATTCCAGTGCTCTTACTGATTGCGCTAGAATGTATTATCGATTCTCGATTCCAGATAGAGAAGATGCCTCTCTGCAATCGAAGGAAGCCAACAAAGGAGAGAGCCTGCTTAGATTGGATTATTCCCATATACCCAAGGAAGAGCCTAAGCGAAAGTATACAAAATGGAAGAGCAGAAAAGTAGACTCTATCCAAGGAGCGGAGGCTCTATTCCATAATCCAGAATTTAGAATGGGGGTCGCTCGTAAGGTGGGAGCATCTATCGAGGGCAATATGGCCCGCTGTATTACTTGTCCTGCATGCGGAGAGAGAGAGGTTTATTTCTCCATCGATCCTGCTCTTCCTCATGCAGTATTATGGCCTCACTGTAACCGCGCTAATAAGTGCTCATGGTGGGGAAGATTGGAGGCTCTATTATGAGAATACCTAAGAACGCAACCGCTCTTAAATTGCATCTCCTGCGATATGCCAAAGAGAAAGATATCTCTACTCATGAGATAGCCAAGAGAATCGGACTCAATGTTAAGACAATACGAAACCTACTCTATACAAGTACTCCTCTAAGGATGAATAGTTTTCTAGAGTTCTGCGAGGTTCTCTGCGATACTCGCGAAGAATACGAGGCTCTTATAATGGCAGCGATAAAACAGACTCCAGAGTATATGTTTACAGAGCGTAGACTACGATGGAAAGAAAAGAACGATAACCAATAAACCAATAAACAAAAACTCGGAGGTACAAATGAGTTTACAAAAACGGTTTTTTAATGAATGGGTGATGCATAAGTTAGAAGCATCTCCCCTCACCCGCAGAGAACTCTGCAATATTAGCGGAGTATCCTACTCGAGCCTCTGCAAAAAATTCCAACCTCGATTAGCCAATCTTGTGTTAATCTGTGAAACACTCAACGAAGCAGTAGAGGGAGATTCTAAGGCTCTCGATGCTCTTATTATCGAGGCTATTGCGAACTCTTCGCGCGAGTATCGCTACGCTAAGGAAAGAATCGAGAAGGGGAAGGAATGACTTTTAGCCTATGGATTAAAGAGAAAGCAGATGCTCTCGGAGTTACTCGCAAAGAAATAGCAAGGCTCTCCGGGATAAGCGAGCGCAGATTAGTAGCATCTTATACCAGATCTCCTCGCATCGAGAATCTTGTAATTATCTGCGAGATTATCAACGAACTGCAGAAGGGAGATCGAGCCTCTTTCGATTCTCTCATTATCGAAGCCCTAGAAACAATAACAACCGAATACCAATATGCTATCCAACGAATGGAGAAATAAAACAATGAACCAAGAACAAATGAACAAGATGCTAGCCCTCGCAAAGGAGATGGGGATCGAAGCAGAGTACAAGCATGCACCCGAAGGAGCGGATATCGATACTTGGGATATGCTTAAGAAGAGTGCTGCAAAGTACGATAAGGAAGGAAACCTAACCAAGGCTCCGAGACCATATGCCAATAGAGGAAATATCGCGCTCATCCTAGAAAATGATCCAGAGTATTCTACTCTTGTTTGGAATGACCATAGCAATAAGATTAAGTGGAAGGGGAAGGAACTATGGGATCCCGATCTGGAATCGATTGGACTGCATATCGAAACCTCATATAACATTAGATACCCTAGCGCAGATATCAAGCGAGCAGTTCTACGCGTAGCCCATAACAACCTAGAGGAAACGATTAAGCCTTGGCTCGAGAGCCTTCCTGCATGGGATAAGCATCCTCGCATCGAGAATCTCTTCCATAATGTTTTCCATGCAGAGAGAATCGATGGAGCGGAAGCCCTTATACAGGAGATGAGTAAGAAATGGATTATCTCTCTCGTAGCGCGAGCAATGGACCCGGGCTGTAAAATGGATACCTTCCTTATCCTCTGCGGAGAGAAGGGATTGGGCAAGTCTACAGGGCTTAAGGCTCTCGCGGGAGATGCTTGGTTTTCAGATTCCCCGCTCGATATCTCCAAGAAGGATTCCCTCGAACTTATCCATTCTACAGAGACTTGGTTATGGGAACTCGCAGAGTTACACTCTCTCCAAGGCAAGACCGCAGATAACTTTAAGGCTTTCATCTCTTCCGCAGAGGATAAGTTCAGACCATCCTATCAGCAATTCCCGAAGAGTTATAAGCGTAGAGTAGTGTTCGCAGGTACTTCGAATAACTATCAATTCCTTAGCGATGGACCGGAGCGCAGAGTATGGCCCATTACGGTTAAGATGCCTGTAGATATTGGATATCTTCGAGCCCATAGAGAGCAGATCTTCGCAGAGGCTCTCGAGTGCTATCGAGATGGGGAGATATGGCATCTTGAATGGAAATCTCAGTACCTATTGAACGAGTTACAGGAAACTTATATTATCGATGATCCTTGGGCTATGCGGGTACGAGAGGCGATCGTAGTAGGAAAAAATACAACTTCCGAGATTATGCAGCATCTCGAACTCCCAGTATCTCAACAGCATACCGGTAACGCTCGCAGAATCTCCCAGATCTGTAAGGAATCTGGATACAGACAAGTTATTAGAGATGGGAGTAGAGTATGGACTCGAAAATAGATTGCTCTAAAATTTCGAATAGGCTATAATACTCTGGACATATTGGTTGTTTGTTGTTTAAGGGCTCGGAGATTTCTCCGGGCTCTTTTTTTGTACCTGTGGATAACTCTGTGGATAAAAGGCACCAGTCATAAAATAAAAGGCACCAGTCTACAACTTATCAACACCTGTGGATAACTCTGTGGATAACTCTGTGGATAACTTATCAACACCTGTGGATAACTCTGTGGATAACTCGTAGAGCCTCGAGCCCATCGGTTTAATATGCTGTGGATAACTCTACTAATACTTGAGATCTGGTAAGTAAAGCAAACCAGATGGAGCCCTCTCCAGTAAAAAATACAGATAGAAACAGATAGACAACAGATAATAACAGATGGTCTAATCTTCGATAGCCCTCTACCCTTCGAATCAAAGTGCTAGAAATAGGGCTAATATAGAGTACTTTGTACAATAGAGAAAAAAAAAGAGTTAACTATTTATATTATATACACGCGCGAGGGGCTCGAACCCCAGTAAAATAGAGTATCGAGCCCGTAGCATCGAGCATATCGTAGAATATGCTATCTGTTTTCATCTGTATTTTATCTGTTTCTATCTGTTATTTATCATCAGATCGGAGCTTACGGATTGCTCGCTTAACCCATCGAGAGCCCGGAGAACCTCCCCACAGAGCCCAAGCGATTGCAGCCTTACTCGTTTTATCTTGTCTAGCCTTCGCAGAGCCCTCGGATTCTTTATGCCTTGCGAACCACGCTGCCATTAGTTCCAACTGGGGAAGATCTACCTCTCCAGAGGCCAGCCTTCGAGCAGTTCGCATACCGGTTCCGGGTATCCGCTTTCCGTTGGAATCTTTGTAGGCTGCTCGTTTACTCATTGGCTGCTCGAGGTTATAATCTATTGCTCTCTTTGCGAGCATCTGTATCTCGCGGGGTACTCTAATCTTAGGCATTAAGCCCTCCAATATGTTAAGGTGAATACATGAAACTTAGAAGATTCAATAACAGTATACCACTCCCAACGGGAGCAAGGCTCGCAGATCTCTTTCCCGGTATCACTATCGAAGAGGAGTTCGAGGTAGCAGATGCTCAAAGGCTATTGGCTAGTCACGTTGAAGAGATGCACGATGCTATCCACTGCCATACTATCGGAGATACTTCCATCTTAACTGTACGAGGGGAGATCTTTATCTCTGCTAAGTGGGATGAGGATGGAGTTATCTTAGACTTCGAGCGCGAGAGTTTTCCTGCGATGGGATTGCTCGGAGCGATCCTTACTACGATAAATATAATCCGAGGGCATAACGGAGAAGAAGAGAGCGATAGTATCGATGAGGTCTAAGGAAGATAATATGCTAATCCGATACAAGATATCGAGATTGATGCGAGAGGGGTATAAGTGGGAGCAAGCAGCGGCCATCGCTATGCGGATGTATAAAGATGGAGAACTACGAGGCTCGAAGCCTTACTCGAATCCCAAGCGCAGAAAGGAAAGAGAAGAACGCAGAAGAGATCGCTATCGAAGATAACGAAACAAAATATAAACACTTATCCAGAAGTAGAGGTACAAGATATGGAAATAAAATTACTGGCAACTCCCTTGGGAATGGAATGGGCTATCGATTGGATGGAAGAGCATCTCGATGCAGAAGATCCGCTCTTTATCTGTATTCACCTTAACCAGATGATTAAGGATGGATTCTCAGATAAACAGATAGCGGAACTCGTAGGCTCCATCGCTAAGGGGGAATCGAATAGTATCCACTTAATGCAGCCAAAGGATAAGGAGTTCTACTATACTGATGAGTGGTTAAGTAAACTGTATACCGCTTGGAATACTCTCCGCGGGGTCTATTGGTGGCAACCCTCACAGATACCAGAGCAGTATCTCGAGGGCTCGCGAAAGGGCTAGGAGGGCTCCTTCTAGGGCATGTGTACGGTAGGTACCCCCCCCGCACTGCTCTCAC